GACATGACCGCGGCCTACGCCCAGGGCAGCGCCTCGGTGATCGACTCCAGCGCCAGCAGCGGTGGCCAGGATGGCCTGGCCAGCACTGCCTACTCGCTCAATGTCGCCAGTGCCGGCGTCGACTCCGGCCTGGACACGACGGAAGGCAATAGCATCCTGTTGACCAAGGAAGGCGCGCTGGTGGTCGGCCGNNGTCGTGCAGTACCACTCGATCAAGCACCCCACCGGCGGCGCCAGCCACGATGAGTCGCTCGCCATCGACAACGCCGCGCTGCTCGCAGTAGTCACCGTCACCGACGGCGATGGCGACACCCATGCCGCCTCGGTCGGCATCGGCGCCCGTGTCGCCTTCCAGGACGATGGGCCGACAGCAAACGGCACGCCCGTGACAGCGACGGTGGACGAGGACGGCTTGCCCGGCGGGATCGCAGGCGGGACCAACGATGTTAGTGGGGAGGTCGCGTTCGCCTCAGGCAGCATCGACTCGATCTTCCAGTCCGGCGTCGACAATCCGCTGACCTATGGCCTGTCCACGGACACCAGCAATCTGCTGCAGACGCTGACCTCCAAGGGCGGGGCGGTGAAATATGACGTGACCGGCAACACGCTGACGGCCTACGTGGACGTCGGAGCCAGCGACGGCATTTACCAAGCCGATGACCGCGAAGTGTTCACCTTTGCGCTGACCGCGGCGACCGGCGCCTACGTTTTCACGCAGCTCGACCAACTCGACCACCCGAGCCTGAATGGGGTGGCGGGCGACAACACCGAGAACGACCTTGTCCTCCAGCTCGGCACCATCCTGCAGGCTACCGACGCAGATGGCGATACGGTGACGGCCGCAGCCGAAAAGCTGGTGATCACGGTCGATGATGACTCGCCGTTGGTAACGGCCAAGTCGAACCTGGTCTACCGGAACTCCGCCAATCCGACCCCCGGCGGCACTGGCACCTTCGCTTACGACATCGGCGCGGATGATCGACTGGGAACACTCTACAGCGCCTCGAACAGCGACTTGTCCCTGAGCATGACGGGCGTCTCGGTGGGAGCGAACGCCATTACCAACAGGTCGGTAACCTGGTTCTCTGAAACCGACGCCACGGCGGTGTTCAACATCGCCTTTACCTATGTGTCCAACAACCCGAACCAGGGCGCTACCACCAATGCGACCGGTACGCTGACGTTCGACAAGGTGGCCGACACCTACACGCTGAGCCTGACCGACGAGATCGAAAGCTTCAGCATCCTGCGGACGTCGACCGCGCAGGGCTTCACCGGTTATGCGATCGGCGGCACGACGCCGATCAACCAACAGCCGCCGGTCTCGGTGGCCAAGTTGGCAGACGATTTCTTCGTGCAGTTCAGTGGATTCGCCGAAGCGAGCGGTGGAACCGGAGCCAACAACATCAAGGCGGGTGGCGATAACGCCTTCAGCCCTGGTGAGCTGTTCTCTGCGGCGACGTCCTGGGTGAGTGTTTCCGGGACTGCGGCCGGCGTGGCCGGCGACACCATCCAGCAGGGCGAGGTGATGGACCTGGACTTCTTCACCGCCAATCCATTCGGCGACACCAACTTGGCGCCCACCGCCACGAGCAACGGGATCTTCATCAAGTTCGACGGCATCGGCAGCGAGGATCTGGTGCTGGTGTTGAAGCTGGTCGATCCTGACGGATCCAACAATCCGATCACCCGGGCGATCGTTGTCGACAGCCAGGACATCATTCTGAAAACCCCCTCCACCACCAACAACAACTTCCATCCAATTGCGAATCCCGCGGCGTACGGGATCACACTGGATCAGAACGACGGCGCGGTGATCCTCGAGCGCAATGACTACAACTTCGGCACCGAGGACTACGTGATCCAGGGCTTGCAGGTACTGGTTTCCACCGAGGGCGTCACCGGCAACGGGTACAACCTAAATGGCAACGTCGGCGTCACCGGGGCAAGCACGGGTGCCACATTGGCATTCGGAAACGAAGATGGTGAAGGCAGCAAGAGCAATCCCGTGGAGGCCGGCGAAGCAGGAACATGGGACGGCGACGTGGTCAAGATCGTCGACATGGGCTTTGTGACCTCGTCGACGCCTGACGCCCGCCTGACCTTCGACGTGACGGTGACGGATTATGACGGAGATTCGACCGCTGCCCAGACCCTGGACGTGACCATCGCTGGCGGCAAGACCTTCACCGGCGGCGCGGGTATGGACACCTTCAGCTTCAAGTCCCTGGATGCCGATACCGACGCGCTGCTGTCCGCAACGACTAGCGTGATCTCCGCCGGCTTCGTCTCCGGCGTCGACAAGCTGGACTTCACGACGGCAGGTTCTGGAGCCAACTACAGCGAAGTGCTGGCACCCGTTGCCAACCTGGCCGGATTCATCTCGGCCGCCGATGGCGCGCTGAACGGCACCACCAACTACTACTTCGGCGTCATTGGAGGCGACGGCTACCTGGCACAGGACGGTGACGGTGTGGGTATCACCAACATCATCCAGTTGGTCGGTGTGACCAACATGGCAAGCACTGACATTGTCTGAATGCTGCTGCAGGTAGACGGCCTGGCTCCCCCAAAGGGGGCCAGGCCGTTTTCATTGGGCGGCTGCGTTCCTGACCGCCGACCAGTTCCACCAGCTCGCGGCGGTGCCGGTGTCAGTGGAAGGGTTCGCCAATCTCGACACCCCCCGTACACGACGGGCCTGGCAGGGCGACCTCGAAGGTTTCTGCGGGTTTATGGGCTCACCGCGGTGGAAGAGTTCTGCGCGGTTACCCGTGTTCATGTATTGGCCTGGCGCGCCCATCTGGAAATGATCGACAGCATGTCAGGCTTTACCACGTGCCCACCGCCCCTAGAGCTCTGGTCTCGTCAGCACCGACCTTATGCGCAAACTCGTAGGGCGTTATGTGCTCTGCCCGGTTGGCGTCCAGGTAGTCGGCCCACCACGTCATCATCAGTCGGCGCTCTTCCAGGTGTTCAGCCTTGTGGATATAGGCCGCGCGCACGCCGTTGCGCTCTTGGTGGCTCATTTGCCGTTCGACCGCGTCACGCGACCTTAGGCCGGACTCGACCAACGCGGAACAGGCCATAGTGCGGAAACCGTGCCCGCAAACCTCTATCTTGGTGTCGTACCCCATACGACGCAGTGACTTGTTTACGGGGTTCTCCGACATTGGCCGCCAGTGGTAGTGATCGCCCGGCAATACCAGATCAAAACGCCCGCTAAGCCGGCGTATCTGCTCCAGTACTTCAAGCACCTGGCGTGACAACAGGACAAGGTGCGGAGTCCCCATCCTGGCTCCTCGGTGCGACCTCTTGACACCCTCGATTGGTGCCCGTTCGCCGGGAATCGCCCACATGCTCCGGGTAAAGTCGGACTCAGACCAGCGGGCAAAGCGCAGCTCACTAGAACGAATGAACACCAGTAAAGCGAGGCTTACAGCAAGACAGGTAAGGAAGAATCAACAGGCAATATACGCGCGACGCGCGATCAACCTCCAGTCGGTCGCCAATGCCGACGCCCTCCCCCGTTTTGTCGTCGCCGGGTGGCGATTGTGACCATCATTGCTCTCCCCGTTTAGGGATGGTGGTTAGGAATGTACGTTTTGAAGAGATGGAAAAATAGTTTGGCCGCAGGGGCCGATACTGCGAACGCTCAAACTTTTGACGCCGCACCTCCCGGCACTTCCTCATGCTCGCCCAAGACGGCTATTTTCCAAAAAACTATGAATTTATGGTTGAAACGGACAGGGACCGGTCGTTGAGACGAAGGCTCCAGACTTTTAACCTACCCTTCCAGTCGATGAAGCGTCGCGGCGGCTTGTGGTGGAATGGTCATGGGCGACTATCATAAAAAAATCGCCGAAGCGGATGGTTGATGTGGTGACTAAGAACAAGAAGCGGCCAGGTCGATAATACAAAAAGTATCAAACACCGCTGTTCGTAAGACACCACTTTGAGAAGAGCAGGTCAATATGGACATTAAAGCCACCTTACTCGGTACCCTCCCGCTGTTGGCCATCTTCGTGATCGCCCTTCTCATCGAGCGCATCAATCCAGCCCAGGTGCAACCACTAAAGTCGGCTGGCTTTAATCTGCTCTACACGCTGTTGTATGCCTTGGCGCAGGCCGCAATTGTTCCGTTTGTCTCCGCTGCCACCGTTGTCGCCGTCAATGCTGCAGGTGGTGGCTGGATCGATCTGCCGAGCACTGGATGGGGGCTACTATTCGGCTTTCTGCTTTATGCTTTCACGCTCGACTTCATGGAGTACCTATTCCATCGTGCGCAGCATCGCTTTCCGGTGATGTGGGCCATGCATTCGTTCCACCACAGCGATACGGCGCTAAACGCAACCACTACCAGCCGGCATCACTGGGCTGAACACGGGATTAAGATGCTGACGATCTACATGCTGGCCGGGGTGATCTTCAAAGCAAATTCCGCCATCGTCGGCCTATACGCGGCCATCAGTTTCTACAACGTGTTCTCCCACATGAATATCCGAATTGGCTTCGGCCGCATGTCGTTCGCTCTGAACTCGCCGCAATATCATCGCATTCACCACTCGGCGCTGCCTGAGCACTACGACTGCAATTTCGCAGGGCTGTTTCCGATCTTCGACGTGCTGTTCGGCACCTACCGTCAGCCGCGCGCGGGGGAGTTTCCACCCACCGGACTCGACGACAAGAAACCGCCGTCCGGCCTGATCGATGCGATCATCTGGCCCGCCCGGGCGAAGTAACACGGATCAGGTGCAGGCGAACACGACGGCGCGCGGTTCGCGGGCGTCCTTAAGGCTGATATCTGGATAGACGCCCAATGACATGCGAGGCTGCTTGCCATACTAGGAAAACCGGAAGTGCCACGACTTCGTGCCATTGGGGGCCACGAACAGCGACAGACCACTGGCATCCGTGAGGGTGAAGCTCTTGTCTGTCGGCCGGCTTGGCCTGTCGAACAGCGGTATCTGTCAGGGGTATTAGTACATCATCAAGTCAGTCGAACTGAGGAAGTGCTGAACAATGTACTAAAAATGTGCGACAGGTGGTGAAAGAGTGCGAAACTCGGCGCAATAAAAAAGCCGCTCAAGGCGGCTATTTATCAGGGTTTCGTGAAGCTTGATGAAACCCTGTGAAACTGAAGATGGTGCCGAAGCCGGGGTCGAACATACCGTCTACAGGCCGCTATTTTACTGGATTTATCTATTATTAATCTCAGCATGTATACCTAAACGTATACCTAAAACGGGAAGTACCCTTATCTTCTCCGCCTCCAGCCGGTCGCCTATCGTGCTGCCCCCCCCCCCCCCTNNGCCGGTCGCCTATCGTGCTGCCCCCCCCCCCCGTTTTGCCGTCGCCGGGTGTGATCATCATTACTCTCCCCGTTTTGGGATGGAAGAGATGGAAAAATAGTTTGGGCGTGGGGGCGCCAATACTGCGAACGCTAATACTTTTGACGCAGCACCTCCAGCATTCCCCCAAATTCGCCCAAGACGGCGATTTCCTAAAAAACTACGAATTAATGATTGAAACGGGCAGAGAACGGTCCATGGGGTGAGCGCTCCAGACTTTTGACCCCCCTCTCCCTAATGACTTTATCAAGCAGCAGGTCGCTCACCCGCTTCCAGTCCGTCTGACGCTTTGAGGCGAATAGCAGCGCAGCTCGCACTGAAGTGACTGATCAGACGGCTCTGCACATGTCTCTATCGAGGGCTAACGTCGTCTTCCTACAGGAGCTCACTGTAAGTAATGTTCGATCCGGTCGTAGTGGTCCACTGCTTTTCATAGCGAAGAGTTCGATACCGGAAGGTTGTCCGCATTTTGTCCGCATTGCATGCGGACCGACTTCCGACGGTTGGCTGACTACATTCCGTTTAGTGTCTTTTCAATACGCTTTTGGTTGACGGAAATCTAGAAGGCTACAGCGTCGAGATGGTCGACAATCTGATCAGTTTTCTGGGCGCGCCATGATCGAAGTTGTAAGTTGGTTGACTAATCGAAACCACCGGAACCCTTGCCCTGCCTTGCTTGTAGGACAATAGCGGGCTACGGGCCAAGTGCCGGACAACGGATCAGGCCATAAGCGAAACGTCCGCAATCTGTCCGCACCCGATATGGACAAAAAGCGGACTAGAGAAGAGAAGAGAAGAGAAGAGAAGAGATATACAAACACTAGCTAGCGCTTTAAGCACTGCCACGCCAAAGACCAATAGTTAGATTGCTTTGATCTGACCGAAGATGTGGACCTCCAGAAGTACGGCGGGGTGGCAGACCGGCCGCTCGAGTACTAGATTATCTAGCGTGTGCATCCGCCGTTGCATCGGACTTGACCAGCACGCTTTGCAGATTGATGCCGGTATTCACTGGTGAGCTGCCCGATGCTTTTCGGAGTAGTTCAAATTTTTGAGGGTGCCACTCTGAGACCAACTCAAGGCCCGCTTCAGCCAGACTCGTCAGATGCATCAGCACCTAGTCAATGCCATGGTCGAGCAGACCATGCCTGATCTCCATTAATCGACAAGGATGTTCCATGCGGGATAACCCAAAACTCTCACTGTTCGCCCGGGTCGATACTGGCTTGGCACGCTTTGCCTGTGGCCTGCTCGAAGGGCTGCAGCACCTGGGGCTCTGGCTGCTGGGGTTAATCGCCATAGCCGGCTACTTCGCTCTGATTTTCGAGTATGGCGAAGGGTTAGCCGATATGGCCCTGCATGAATGGGCCTTTATGCTACTGGCGCTGGCGCTGACCTGGCGACATTGCCATTACGCGCGGCACTTCGATTATGGCTTCTGGCGTGGCCTGGGGCGCTGGCTGACGGCGCAGGGCATCCTGCTCGCCGTAGGAATGATCGTCTGGGCAAACCTGGAGTTTACGGGGTCCGCAAAGGCACTTGACTCACTGAACCTAGCCAACAAAGAGGAAGAAATACTGAGTCTCGCCTTCGCATTACTGGCCCTGTACCTAGGCGCACCGACGCAACCACGTATTGCCGAACAGCCCAAACCGGTGACGGAGAACGCCCGCCAGGTACCCAGCACTTCCCCGACTCCCGACAAGGCGGTCAGCCCGTGAAAACCCTCACGCCCCTGTTGACCCTAACGCTGCTGAGCCTGCCCATTCAACTCAGCCTGGCCAGCACCGATCCGGCCCGGCTGATTGAGAGCTGTACTGAGCTGGTGAACATCTACGTCAAGCACGACCAACTGCGCTTTGCCGCCGCGCAAACAACCTCGCTTTCCGAAGCCATGCGTGCCGGCTATTGCCGCGGCGTGCTCGACGAGTACCAACGTAATTACCAGTGCAAAAACCGCGACTGGCGCGAGCAGGCCAACACCATCGCTAAGCGCGCACATGAACAGCCCGGTGCACAGGATGTCGACCACTTACTGGCAACAGCTTGTGGCTATTGAACAAGGGCTGACCCTGCCACAGGCGGTGGAGCGCCTGTTTGGCATCCCGCTCGCCCGCCACCCGGCCCTACGCAACGCGGTGAACACGCTGGTCAAGGCGATGAGCCAGGCCGGGGTGCTCCAGCTAAACGAGGAAGATATCAGCTTCACGGAAGGCGGACGCAAGCGCTGGTCACTACCGCGCAGTGAGCTGGACGGCCTGCACAATGCCATTGTGTTGCATGGCATCTTCGGCGAACCCAAGACGGTGATCCGCCTGTTCACTCATCCGGCGCTACGCCGACAGCACGCCGATTGGGCCGGAAGCCTGCTTCTGGAACGGCAGTCGGTGGCCAGCCTGGGGCTGATCAACAAGCAACTTGTGGACCTGCTCGGTATGCTCAAATCGGCGGCCGACCTCAAGCTGGGGCGTTTGCCAAACCCTTTCGACAACGCGCTGCCGCAGATGGGCCTGAGCGACTACGGCGGCAATCTGCTCAAGGCCATGGCCTGCCAGACGGCCGCGCTGTCGATGGGCGACAGCATGATGGTGCATTACCTCAACGGTGATCTGGAGCAGGCGCACACCATGGCAGCGACTCTGCAAACCGAGAACCCGCTGCTGCTGCAATATCGGCAGATGATCCTGACCGCCTATGAGGAGGCAAGGGCCTTCGACGACCTGCTCGACACCTGGCGATGAAAGGTCTTGGTAGTGGAATCAACAAATAAATACTGGCTCCGTCATCAGACAGGAGCCACCCATGAACACTATCGAACACATCCTCGCGAACTGCCCACACCAGGTCAGTACATGCCATCAAGGTCGGGCCATCGAAATTGATCAGGCCCTGCGGGCCGGCATTCCCTTCACCGCTCTTGGCGGCAAGCGCGTGCGCTGCCGCAACGGATTGGTGCGTTTCAAGCTCGGTTGCGCCTTGCGCCTGCTCTACCTGACCAGTGTGTACGGCTACTCGCCGTATAGCTTGGTCAGTCGCCAGTGTTTCGAGCGTGAACTGAAGCGAAGGCGGGCTCTCAAGCCCTGATTCCTTTAATTCACTGGAGACACGCTCATGACTGCAATTATTGCCCTGAAACAACCTCTGCTCGCCGCCAACGGCCTGGAAATGCAGGTCAGCCAACTGGACTTCCTGCGTCTCAAGCATAAGTACACCGCTTCGTCCGAAGCCGAAATGAGCGCAGAACAATGGGACGCGTCGGAGCTAGAGTATCGCCGTTTCCTGACCCTCAAGTGCCTGTATCCGGCGGTCTCGTTGGTGCCGAGCAAGCAGGTCGATACTATCTGGCATGCACACATACTGGACACCCGTGCCTATCGCGAGAACTGCCTCCAGGTGTTCGGCCGCTTCATCGACCACTACCCGTACTTCGGCATCTACGGCCAGGACGACTACCAGGAACTGCAGAGCGCCTTCGCTCACACGGTGGCGCTGTACGAGCAACGCTTCGGCGCCTACCCCGAAGGCGGCTGCGAGGCACAGGTCATGCGCTGCAAGGACCACGCATGTCACGTCCCCACCACTTGCGCCTGCCGAGTCGAAGGTGCCTGCAAGTAAGCGGGCAATTCATAGCCAACCAAACTCTGGAGAAACTCAAGATGAGCAAGAAACCACAAGCCCCCAGCCGTCCCTCCCCCGCCCCACGCCCGCTAGTCCCCAATCTACCAAGCACGACCGGCAAAAAGTCAGGTGATGGCCGCGGTAACCACCCTCCGAAGAAATCGTAACGCGTTAGTCGAGTGCGGCGGTCCGCTTAGTGCGGCCTGCCGTACTCGTCATTTATCCAAACTCCGGCATCGGACTGTTTGCCATCTGATCGCCTAGAGCAAGGCTCGAAATTTCGATACCACTAGATGGCAGCGCTTGGCCGACTTCAGTCGGCCCTAACCGAATGCGTTGAGTCGGATGCAGCCCTTCACGACAGGCAAAAATCGGCCAAAAGCGGCCATTTTCGTTCAGTTGCGACAGACTAATTTCAACAGCGTGCTTCGTTGCTACTCCAGATCTTTGCCCTGAGTGGGTACCGAGCCTATCGGGTTCACCTCCCAACCTTCTCAATGCCACATCTCTCGCAAGTCATGTCGCATGATAATTGAGTATCTGCAACAAACTCACGCGACATCGTAAAGCCGTTACCGTCAGACCCGAATGAGTCGTCGCATAACTCAGGACTTCTGCGACACGCAAGAAAGTTTACTACTTCGACTGGGACGCTTGATCAGTTCCATCGAGCGCCAACGAAGGGATGGATTGGTGAATACTGGCACGGCTCGCCATCATGCAAGACGTTAGATAATGGCATTCACTATTGCTTATTAGTTGCCGATAGATATTTGGAATATACGGAATTCATAATATTGGAATAAGCTATACATACGTCATTGTATGTGCAGGATGTGGCAATCTCAGGCATTTTTATTGCTGAATCTTCCGACATCCTCCCAAACATGTTGTGGTTATTCAGCAAAATATCCTTAGATCCATCAACCGTGACAAACCAACAGTAGCGCTCTTCTCGCTTTCCGACTTCGCGTGACGTGCACGTGGCAACTACCCATTCCGTATTTGATGGCAGTGTGAAGTTAAATTTTCCGCTCGCATCAGATTGTGTGGTCAAAAAAGGAGCCTGAAGGGAACTCAGGTACCGCTCACCAGACGAACTGTTGACAAGATTACGAAGTAGTTCGTTCCTTGCAAAAATCATTTTCTCAAACTCAGCCATTTTTTTGTCCGATTCTTTTTCTGAACGATAGCCCCTCTTCTTGTCCCTTTCCATAGTGCTAATTATGTCTTGCTGCATGGTGATTAACCTTGGGGCTAGATCAACTACATCGACAGCAACCACCTTCTGAAGAGGTACAATAATCTTTTTGAACTCATCAAGCCTGTGAATTGAGATCATGACCCCACCTAGTGGGAGGCTGTCCCCATCGCGCGTCACGACGAATATTTGCCCACCTAAATTGTTTTTTACAACGAACGGAATGGGTTCATTTTTCGAGGGTGATGTTTTTACTTGACTCACAACCTCCTGATATTTTGCATACAACGTGATGGTTGAAGCCCCAAAGGCAATTGTGAGTGAAGAAAGGATAAACAGGAGTATGTTTTTCATCGACTCGTCCCTGGCAAGGTATTGGTGAGGAGTCTAGATCCAGATTCAGAATCTGTGAGAATACGTCCGGTGCGAGAGGTCTTCGCACGTTGACCTGAACCCTGCCAACGTCCCTTAGGGACGGTCTGAAGTAGGGGCGAATAGAGAAAACGGAAATTTTCGTACGCGAAGCGCACTGCCTGTCATGTTGAGGTCGTGGGTGCGGCGCACTTCCTGACGCGAAAGCTGGCCGGGGTGAGTGCGGAAATGAGTTTGAATGTGCTCGCCTACAACATGAAACGGCTCATGAAAATCATCGGCGCTCACGGTTTGATGAAGGCGCTATCGGCATAAAAAAGGCTGATTCTGGCCCATCCCAGAGACTGCAAAAACAGCGTTGACGTGTTCTAGGTCGCGACCGATGCGCCCCCGCAACATTGACCGTGCAATCGCTCAGCCAACGAACGTCGATGCTCCAAGACGATGAGGCCATGAGCGTTTTTATACACTCTGGGCCAATTGCTGCCCGTGGATAACCCAATAGAAAATTAGTAGCTATGCTTAATTTGCAGCCTAACTGGTCGAGAAATTATGGCATGCAATATGCTGTTAACAAAAACTAAAAGGCTAGGAGTGACTCATGGACGAAAAGACTTTCTATGAGAGTGACAATGTAAAAGTCACCAATGCTAGGTTTATCGTCAACAATCAGACCTACGCTTTGTCGTCTGTAAACTCTGTCAAAGTATGCGAGGTCGATGTAACTTCATCGCCCGCTGCTCCGGCGCTCCTTGTAGTAGGCGGGATTGTCTGGATGCTTTTCCTCATTATTTCTAATGGCGGTTTAATTTATTATATTCAACCAATCGCCCTAATAGTTGGGGGCTTTTATTTGGCGATCAATATCAAAAAGAAACTTGAATATATAGTCGTACTAACAACCTCATCCGGTGAAAATGCGGCGCTAAGAAGCAATAAAAAACAAGAAATCACTCTCGTAGAAAAGGCGCTGAACGATGCCATCGTATACAGGGGGTGAGTTTTCTAACAAGCCGATCAATACGCTTGCTTCGTTCGCTTGAACAATTTACCGCCCCCTTCGATTAATTGTTAACCAGCCGTCACCTACGTAAAAATACTGTTCGCAGAAACTTACCCTAGGAGGCAAATTGGACAGACCACCATTCTTCCGAAAAAGAGCGAACTGCCCCCAATTACCATTTGACTTTGAGTCCCAGGCGCCCGCTGATGGCACTTTCTGCCAGTCACGACTGGCTGGTTTGGGTCGTCTTCTGCCGGTCATAACCAGGAAGCGTGCTGGTCAAATCCGGTCCAAGGACTGGTCAGGTCGAACGCAAACAATTGGGCGGGCCCGAGCAATTACCCGCACAGCCCCAGCCAGCGGCATGATGAACTAGGATTCCCGCATCACCACTCAAGGACGATAGCCATGTCGGATAGCTCAGAAGCCAAGATCGTCACAGCGGACGCACTGACTTTGCTCCTCCAAAATCAACATGCTCTAGCCGCTGCGATAGAAGAAATTACCAAGTGGCTCTCAGAGAACGGAGTGGGGTGTGTTGCCGCTAACGCAATGACGGCCATGGAAACGCTGGACACCAATGCCCAAGCGATGACAGATGCCATTATGCGGCTACGCCAGTCGTAGGCATCATCAAACGCCCTCCCTCTCGGATGAGCGAGCAATAGACACCGTAGTGACGACCGGCAGAGATCGACTCAAAGCTGCCGGTTGCAGTGCCCGTAAGAACGTCTGGTAGCAGCTTGAATAATGGCACTTTGCCGGCTTATTATTGAAGGCAAAATGCAAGACTAATCGTCTCAAGGGAGCAGAGCATGCCACTACCATTCGTGCCCATATTTGCAGCTCTCGCGGCTGGTGGAACTTTGGTCCCACATGCCGCTGGAGGCATGATAGTAACTTCGGCTGCAGGGTATGTGACTGGGACATATCTTAGTTCCGCAGCGATTTCGACAATTATCTACACAGCGAGCGGTACTGCTCTTGCGGCATTAGGAATGGGGACAGCAGCAGTAACCGGTGCTGGCAGTGCGATTATTGGTGGTGCGGGAATCTTTGGCACGACCATTGGAGCCACTGGTCTTACCGGTATGCTTATGTCTGCCGGGCTAATCTCTTCGACTCCAATAGCTGTCCCAATAGCGTGCCTTGCCGGAGTTGCTGGTATCGGAGTGATTGGACTTCGTAGTGTGCATATTCGTGGAATGAAGCGCAGGCTGGCCGCACTACCGGAGGGGGAAGAGCTGGTATTTTCGGAGAAAGACGCAAAGCTCGTTGAGAAAATACTCAAATGGTCTGGACGGAAAGAGAAATCCAAAGAGTAGGACTGAATTGCCTTTTCATTTGCAGCGACGGTTCAACTGGCAACAGTTGGCCATCTCCGGCCCCGTCGTGACCAGCAAAAATGGATCGGTATGAGTGCATAATGTCTCCTTAAACGCTTGTAGTAAGTTGCGTCATCGTTCTCCGCTTTACTTTATGATTCTGGTTATCGCAAATTTTCGTTATCGGGAGAATGTAGATGCATGCAACGAAAATATTCGAGCAGTGGGGATTAGGCTTTTCCGGATGCGATGGTGGAGACCTGGGCAGCCCCACGAGCCGATCAGTTTGGGTGTGTGGCATCGAGTGGGGTGGTGGTCACGATCTAGAGGGGCTACTGAGGCATATGCATGAGGATATGGCAGTCGTCCCTGCTGGCTACTCGTGCTGGAAAGAAAATATTAGCTATATTTTTAACTGGCAGGTCATGAAGCTGCTTACAGCGCTGGCTGGTGAAAATGTATCGGACTACAAGAAGTTCGCCGAAACTGCAAAACCATTCATCGAGGGTAATTATGGTTACTTCAAGATGAATCTCTATCCAATTGCATTTAGGAACACCGCCTCTTCGAATTGGAAGAGCGACTTCTCACAGATCACCGGATTTCCATCCAAGAGCGAGTACTTAACGTGGTGCAAAGAGTTTCGGCTGCCACAGATTAGGCAGTGGGCACAGGAAAACAAACCCGAAATAATCATTTGCCTAGGGAAGACGTACATAGACGATTTTACAGCAGCATTTGCGTCTCCTGACGACGAGTTCATTACCGAAACGTTCGACGGTCGTGAGATTAGCTGGGCTGTAAACGCAGATGGAACTCTGGTTGTTGTGCTGCCGTTTATGGTCAATAGGAACGGGCTCGTGCGGAATGTCACAATCCAAAAAGTTGGCGATCACATCAAGCAGCTACGACACTGGCTGACTGAGGCTGGCCAGGGTGAGCGGTCTCGGCATTTGGCCGGCCTCTACACTTCATGACCGACTCAAAATGACCCGCTTTTGCCGCTTGCCATATAAATCATGTGAACGATAGCTCGCACTCGTGGCGCGCTAAACGCGATCGCCAGTCTACGGAAAGCATTAAATGATCAGTGATTTTGAAGGCTATCTTGATAGCTCATTCGATGATGCACTAGCTACTCTGCCATTGAATTGGCGACCATGGATCGGAAGCGAATACCTGGCCTCAGAATGCAAGACCGTAGTTCTTGGTGAGAGCATTTATCTCTACGACGGAGAATCCAGCCGCCAGAGAATCCTGGACAGAGACAGCCTTAGGAAACGACAGTTAAACCACGGTATCTTGGCTAAGTATAAAAGCCGTTTTTTGCGTAATTTTGAACGTGCTGTGTTCCAGAAGAAGCGCCCAGAGGCAGTAGAACGAATGCGACTTTGGACTGGAGTGATCTACCACAACCTCGTTCCGCGCATGATGGAGTCACTCAAAGATCGGCCGACTTATGATGACTACCACACCGGCTGGAATGATTTTCTTCAGCTAGTTACCATTGTGAAGGCGCAGCAATGCATCGTTTATGGGCTAGAACCCCAAAAAATTGACGCTTTGCTCGCTATACTAGCCGCTCAGAGTGTTGAGGTTCATCGGCAAAAACTTCCCGCAGTGGGGAAAAACACCCCCTGTATCCTTACCTTCCAGCACAACAATCAATCATTAAAATTGCTGTTCATTCGCCATCCAAGCGCGTTTTTTGCGTGGCGAAAATGGGCATTGACACTTCGTGAGTCAGGAGTGCTCTCTTCAGAAATAACAGGCTAACTGAATCGCTTCCAGTTTCGTAGATACATCCGAACGGCTACTTTTGGCCGAAAAAAGACGTAGGCTGAGCGTCCGCTAATGGCCGTTTTCTGACGGTCACGATCTAGAATCCTTACTTTTTCGGTGATGGATAAAGCAAAAGGCTCATCAATATCGCGACCTGTGGCTCATTAAAGGTTTATCCGTACTAGTTAAATACCTTTGATGCCCCCAAGGGCCACTATGGCAATGGTGTTCCGGTCTAAGGCCCTGTTATGCTTGAGACGTCTCGAAAGGAGTCGATACCTTGATGAAAACCTCCCCACCAGCCTCACCTGGCGCGTTAGCAGGAATCTATCAAAACCAGCTTGCACTTGAGGTTGCGATCATGGACATGACTCTTTGGGTAAGGGTTCTGCGGTCGTGGGTGAGAACGTACGCGCCTCACTTGACACAATTACTAATAATGCCAAGGGTATAAACGCTGAGCCGAGCTGCGGCCAATGTTTGATTAACGACTGAAAACCAAATCATCAACCCCCCAAAATTAAGAGAACGGATGCAATGAACATACTTAAGTCTTTTACAATAGAAGGTTTATGGGGCGACGGACCGTTAATAAAATCAAACCTGGATGATAAATTCAACTTCCTGATCGGTCAAAACGGAACAGGAAAAACAACGGTTATCAATCTTATCGCCGCAGTCTTAACAGGAGACTTCGACAAGCTCGATAGAATACCATTTAAGAAAATAACTCTCGTACTAAAAGAAGTCAAAGGCCGAAAAAACCCGACAATTGAAGTTTCGAAAAATAAATCCGCAGAACGCCCTTACTCTGGAATTAAATACCTATTTCGCGCTTCAACCAAAGATGACCCGGTAGACCTGAGCATTGAAGCATTTGATACTGAAGGCTTTTATCGAAACATGCCACCTCACATGGCACGCAGCAGAGTTTATCGAGAGCGAGTCGAACAAGCCAAATACCAACTATCTCAGCAAATAAAGGTTTCTTGGCTTTCAGTGCATCGCAACAACAACGAAGAACTAAAAACAGCAGAAGAACGTAGATTCCTACCCGCGATCGATCAAAAGCTAAGAGACCTGAACAACAATCTTGTGCGCTACTTTTCTCAACTTGCAAAAAGGTATTCCGACCACACGCTTGAGTTCCAAAGAAAAAGTTTCTTATCTGTTTTTACCCCTGAAGCTTATGATTTCATTTTTGATTTCGCTAAAAACCTCGACATCAACGATGAGAAAAAAACATTAGCAGAAATATTTGATGTGCTTGGTGTTGAAAGCAAGCACTACACTCCAAAATTGAAAACTCACTTTGAAAAATTGGGTAAGGCGGTACAGACAGATAGAAGCAAAACAATTACAAGTGACGTATTCGCAACTCTCTACAACTCTTGGAGGGCGCATTCGCTTGTAGGCGACTACAAAGAACTACAGAAACGACGATCCGAAATATTCCTGCCGAGGGATATGTTTTTGGATTTAATCAATGATCTATTTTCCGGTAGAAAAATAGCTTCAGTTTCTGAAAAAAACGAGCTCACAATCTGCACAAAAAACAAAACAAACATACCTCTTGAGGAATTATCTTCTGGAGAGAAGCAACTGCTTATCATTCTTGGCGAGGCGGTACTCCAAAATTCGGAGCCTTGCATATATATCGCCGACGAACCAGAGTTATCTCTTCATATTTCTTGGCAAGAACAATTAACACTGGCGATCTCAAAGCTAAATAAAAATGCCCAGATCATTTTCGCCACTCACTCTCCTGACATTGTAGGATCACACCAAGATAACGTGATCAACATGGAGAGTATCTTAGGATGACTTTCAAGCGATCAACTCACGGAGTTGCCAACTACCGTTTATTCTTCAACTCAGACATAATAATTTATACAGAAGGCAGATTAACCACAGACACCCCAATTGAAGACTTTGGGGCATACGATCACAAATATTACATATCACTAATAAAGGCATTTACACCACACACAAAAGTAAAGTTAAAACTCGTAGGCGGCAAAACAAACGCGCTAGATTATCATGATAGCATCCTTAGCAATTCAATAGCCGGCTCATACGTCCTTATAGATCGTGATTATGATGGACTTCTAACAACCAGACTCCCGAGCCAAAAACTCCTTACAACTTATGGATACAGTTGGGAGAATGACTTTTGGACTGAAACACTATGCTTAAAAACCTTAAACACATTAACAATCGAGGATGAATCAGCAGAACAAGCTTTCAACCTCAAGTTAAACAGGACCATTTCTCGCCTAAAGAAGCTTGGCTGCCTAAGCGTCTGCGCCCACGTTAACGGCACTACAATATTTTCATCCAATGGTCACTCTAAAGGCATTAACCTTTCAACCAATAAACCTTTCCCTATTGCTCGTTCTGAATTCAGCCGCATTCTTAAGAGCATACATGCCAAAGGCAACGCTTATTGCGCTTGCACCTTAAGAACGTATGCTATTGCACTTACCATGCCCAAAGAGACCATCATACAAGGCCACCTTTTGGAGCACGTTGTTTTGAACTTAATCGGCCACGAATACAAAACGGCGACCCGAGAAAAAACTTGCAATCAAACCATGGCCAAAAATGTAGCTTTTTCACATTTTATTGCCGCTCCAAAGTCGTATCTCACGGCTGAAGCTAATGCCCACTACACGGCAGAGTTTGCGAAGTTAGCGTAGGGCTTCGAGAACAAGTCCAACTCTTGGCTACTAGCAAAAAGAAATGCCGCTCCGAACATCGTATCGAGGGCGGCAGTTAACCAAAACTCGCTCCAAGCTTCTCGAACTGATAACGAGGGTTCGATTTCCCCACCCGCTCCCCCATTTGCAAGGCCGGCCGTCACTACCTGTGGGATGGCAGCTATGGGTTGTGCTGCTTATCACGACAGGCAGAAATCAGCCACAAACCACAGGTTAATGGAATGATGGCAAATGAGTAGCTATGCTTGGTCTGATGCCGGAATCTATCAAGCAGATGGGCTTTCCGTCCATGGTTTGTAACCCCCTTGAGCAGTTCGCCCGACTATCACAATGCCCTACCTGGTTAGGGGAGACGAGAGTGCAAGGAATGTTATCCACCAAGCCGATGAAAGCATTATCGCAGCACTTGGTGTCTATTTATAATTTTACGCCAATCTAGTCAAATTATAGTTATCTGGAGAACCATTATGCGGATGCGATATTTTTCTTTTTTTCTTCCTCTGCTATTAGCGCTTGATGGGTGCAGCGTCGGAATAATAACTGCGACTCGGACACTACAGGAGCCACCATTTTCAACCATGTATTTAGCTGGCGACGTGACTCAAGCGGGGCGTTGTGTGGGTAAATATTGGCAAACCGAGGCCACACGAATGGGGCCTTTTTGGGAGGTTACAACTACGTCCTATCGAGTAACTGTTACCGGAAATCACGGTGCTGGCACACCTCCAATTGGCTTGGTAATTGAATTCACCGACACACCTGAGGGTACTAGAGCATCAGCGCATGTGCATCCCATCTACCCCTCTGATGACCCTAGACGCACAGTAACTATTGCGGCTCTAAATGCCTGCAAAAAAAGATAGCACGCTCAATATTCATAATTAATATATGACGCATAAAAACGGTTCAAGTTCGTTCGCTTCGCTCACTCGGGACGCCCGAAAACTACACTCGTGGTCGCCCCTCAACCGAACGCTAGGCCATTGGTGAAAAATGAATTTCTGGTGCTAACCATAGCAGGAGTCGTGAGCGCAGCAGCTTTTCTGTCGCGGTGCACCTACATTTGTCTAACAGTTCGGGAAAAAGCATAACCCCATACTCAACATCACAGTCTGCTCGAGTACGACAATCCCCCCGATTGGCCTCAATCGGTTGCACTAGTGGCGAAGAAATCACCGTTGCATTCGTTGCGCTGGCATAGGCCGGGCAGTAATACCTTGGCTTTGCCGTAAGCGATTTTTTACCGATAGACGCATCTAGGCCAGTCAAGGCCGCCTTGCTGATCAGGGTAATAAATGGGTACCTGCTGGGATCGGGTGCCAGCCACCTTTGCTCAGCCGCTTCTCCACTAGAGCCTTGTACTCCTGCGGCTCAGGCGGGTCCTTGCGCTTATGACGGCGCTGATTGCACCGCTGGCAGGCGGCAGCAATATTGGACTGGGTATCTCTTCCGCCATCCTGCCTGGCGACTAGATGCTCGGCTGTGCACTGGAAGTGCCTAGCCTGCCGAAGGGAAAGGCCATGACGGCGGGCGAAGGCCTCAGGAGTATCGCGCCACATCTGGAAGCCGCAATAATAGCAGCGGCCTCCTTGGCGATCGAACGCAGCGAAACGATGTTTGATAACAGATTTATGGGCCATGGCGGCCTCCTGTATGAAAATGGAGGTCCGCTGCGCCTAATAAGGCAAGAAACGGTACCAGTCGAGTCACTCGAACCGGCCCAACATCGCCCCCTTAAGGGAACGACAAGAGCAAATCTATGCCAAAACAAAAGCAGTGATCAAGTAGTCTGGAGGCAACCTGAACTGGTCAAGTATTCCTGGACACCCATGCAGGCGAAATCATCACCATTCAACTGCGTAAAAGAATAAAGCCCGGTAGTTGTCCGGGCTCAGCATTACATGACCTGCGCGCCAGGCCACCGCATTCGGGCTTCAACCAAGGCTTCGGTATGGGTCATCGGCTCACCGATCATTGTGAAGGGGCTGTACCCAGTCACGAGCACCGTCCAGTGACTGCGTCGGGCTTCACCATCGTTGGCCGCCACTTCAACCATCAGCTCCAAACGGTGCAACTTGATATAGCGGCGCTCTTCCTGTGTCAGCCTGCTGGATGGCGAGACGATTAAGCGTTTGCCTATCACCTTGGCACTGAACCCGCGATTATGGAGATAGTCGATAACTCCCATCAGAAGGCCTCCGCGTCGGATTCATCGAAGGCCATGTCCAGCGAAGTACTGGTGGTGTCGGGGGATAGTTGCCGACTCGAAGTCTTGCAAGTCCCAATGTCCTGCTCGGGGTGATCGTCTGGCAGGACATCAGGACTTGCAGGACATTGCTTCGATAACTTTCTCCCGATGCCCCACTTCACCGTCCCCCCAGATTTACCCAAGGGCTTGCACTCGATGCCTATCTGCCGAAGAGCGGGAGCGGCACGTCGCAGGGCGTCCCCCAGCCCCTTCGCGGAACGCGGCCACGAATCGCAGCCGGTTGGACGGTACTGTTCCAGGGTACGCAGAATCTCCTTTACCGGGGCGGTCACTCCGTGCGGACGCGCCTCGACCAGTTCCACTACGGCGGCAGCTACCGGGCTAGCGTCAATGGTGCGAGCCAGACTCTCCAGCCGACTCGAGCTGAACTCACGCAGGAAGTCCTCGGGCGCATGTCCTGCTGCGGCGGCGACAGCCATACCGAGGCGAGCGAATTCAACCAGCCGCGGACGCTCGTCAGCGGGGATGTGCATCTGCGGCAATAACTCCAACGTCTTGGCGAAAATATCCAGCAGCGCCCCCAGCAAACACGGACGCTTGGCTTCGTACTCCCGCCAAAGGTCTGTCACTTCCAGCCGCTCGCTGATAACCGGCGTCTCGATAGTGATCGTTCTGTCCACCAGATCTTGCGCCGTGACTGCCGCAGATATGCCATTCAGCACGACGGGGCGCTTCACGCTGATAACACTTTCGTCGGCATCCGAGTACAGCTTGCGCTTGGCAAACCCGCCTCCGGTTGCCAATACGCACATGGCATCCTGAGTTGCTGCGGGCAAGTGCGAGACGTTCTCCAGGCTCACTACCGCACACACACCAGCAGAAACGAATAGGTCCTCCGCCGACTTCGGTGCACTGCGTAATGGGCAGGAATTCGGATCAATGAGCTGGCGCAGTGCTGTTTGTGTCGTGCTCTTCGCACTACCCTGCTCGCCCAGCAGCTCCAGCACTGGATAAGGCGTATCAGGACGCAGGCATTCGATCAGCCAAGCCAGGGCCAGCAGACGGGAGCCGCGCGGGATGTTCGCCACGTGCCAAAGTTGTTCGATCGATCCACCTGGAACTGGAGCCGAAATCGGCTGCATCGATTCAGGTCGAACGAACATGGCCTCGGGTGACTCGGCGATCTCCCACTTACCCGGCCGGATGCGAACCGCTCGACTACTACCTGGTACAGCCAGGTCGAGAAAGTAATCACCAGCGGCACCGGCAGTGCGCAGGTGTACCTCCTGACAGTCCCCATGGAATCGGCCGAGGCCGGTCAGGGTGCCCAGCGCCTCGCGGACCGATTGATCTCGGGGCGCCTTTCCGCTGTCGGAGTAAAAGCCGGCGACCAGTGCATCTCGGAACTGGCGCGCGGCTAGATTACGCACTTCGCCCGTCGTACGATCCCGGGCGAAGACGTCCTTGTCTACATCGTGGAACAGCTCGAAACGTTGCTCCACGAACTTCACCAGTAGAGACGCCTGGCTCTGCTTTTCGTCGGCATCATCATCGGGCTCGAAGTGTTCCTCAACTGACTGCTGATCGTCGTCTTCGAACTGCTGTTTATCCGGAGCGTCCACCATTTGTAGCAGTTGCTCGACGGTGCCGCCCGTGTCCAGCCAGTCAGACACATCACCCTTCGGTAGCAGCCCTGGAAGGCGGAGCACGCGAACTTCGGCCTCGGCCTTACTCAGCGCCCGACAAACCTTGTCGGCGTGTTGATGTCCCGGCCCGTCGTTATCCGCCAGAATCACTACCCGACGGCGTGCGAAGGATTCATTGAGCGCATCAGGCCACTTGCCAGCGCCACCGGCATTGCAGGTTGCGACCAGCCCCAGCGACACCAGGCGCAACACGTCCTTCTCGCCCTCCACGACAAACACTGGCGTACCCCAGGGTGCGTGCAGCAACTGCGGCAGACGGTAGGGAACCTGACGCACGCCCTTCACCGACCACACCCACCCGCCTTTTCCGTCCGAGCGGCGCTGGCGAAAGTCCTTTGGTTCGTAGCGGACAACTTGAAACAGAACGTTGCCGTCTTCGTCGGTGTAGTCATAACAAGCCGACATGCGACGGCTGACCGGTAGGACATCAGGACTTTCAGGACATGGCGCCAGCTGCTTTTCTTTTAAGCCGTGCTGCTCAAGCCAGCCCATTTGTTCGGCCCGACTTGTGATGCCGGTTTTCCAGGCAATCAAATCCAATACACCGCCACCGCGCCCGTCTTCGTGCGAGTGCCATACCCCCTTTTCCATATCGACGGATAACGAGCCATGCGCTCCGAACCGAAGCTCGGTCGGCTTGCTCATTGCGGTATTTGGCTCGCCAAGAAGGTACCGGGCTACTGGCCCAATCATGGATTTCAGCCAAGCCGATCCCGTCGGCGCATGGGCGCCGTTTTGACTTTTCATGGGTTACACCCCGCGCTGCTTGGCTTTGCGCCAGGACCAGTTAGAAGGAGACGGGAAGGAATCAACGTGCAGGGCGGCCATTACGCGAAACTTCCAGGAAGCTGTAAGCGATGATGAATGGCTCATACTGCGTCTCTCGCTTCAATCTTGGTCCGTAACCAAGCCTCCACCTCAGCCAAGACGTAATAAGCCGCGGCTTGACGGCTTTCGTTGGCCTTAATCGGCTTCGGGAATGTCGGGTCTTTCTTGCGGAGTTTGTCCAGGCCCGAGCGGGACAGGTCCAGCCATAGACAGAGCGCTGGCTGACGGATGAGGGCTTTCGGGGGAATTGTTGCTGGCTGCATTTGAGTGACTCCGTATCGGGTACAGAGCCATTTTTGTTGAACCCCCGATTGCTGTCGCAGTGCTCAAAAGAGATTAGTTAGAGGCTTTTTTTCCCCCCTTTTTTGCACGTCTGATCAGTTTTTCAATTTCGACAATATCCTCTGGCACCTCGACTCCTGCAGCAACGAGAAGCTCTCGGGCGAGCCCTGCAGCTCTGCGTTTGGTCATCTTCGCTAAGGATGACTGCCGCAGCTTGTCTGCGGTATCAGCCAACAAATCATCTCGCGGATACTTCGGCTTCACTCCACGAATAGTTGGTGCCTGCTCCAGGTCCTGCTCAGTAATGCCCAGCAAATCGATAAACTCAGCGGCACTCGCCGTAAAGCCAGAAAGAAAGCTGCCGTTGAAAGGGTGCCCATATTTCCGAAAACAAGCGCCGTTGATGTAACCCTCCGCGAAAGGAGGGAGATTGTTTAGCCACCGGACCGCTTCCTGAAGATAAGTTTGCACCTGCTGTACATGTCGAATTTCTTCGTGGCGCGCCGGTCCTTTTTCCGTTTCACGAATGACCGCTCTATAGCACCCAAGCTTTTGCTTGAACCACTCCTGCAGATCACCGTCGTGATGTTTGGCCAAGTCAGCGATAATTGCCTGAGCAGCATCAGACAGGCTTTCATCGACCAAATCACCTGTACCCCACTCGGGTTTATTGTCGAATACTGGAAGTGCCTTTGACCGCTTGCCCTTTATTATTGCCATGCTTGTAGCCCCCTCTCCACGCTCACCACATCGGTGTTCCGGTGTGCAAAATCATAGGGCGTGATGTGCTTTTCCCGGTTGGCGTCCAAGTAGTCGGCCCACCACGTCATCATCAGTCGGCGCTCTTCCAAGTGCTCAGCCTTGTGGATATAGGCCGCGCGCACGCCGTTGCGCTCTTGGTGGCTCATTTGCCGTTCAACCGCGTCACGCGACCACAGGCCGGACTCGACCAACGCGGAACAGGCCATAGTGCGGAAACCGTGCCCGCAAATCTCTATCTTGGTGTCGTACCCCATGCGGCGCAGTGACTTGTTTACGGTGTTCTCTGACATTGGCCGCCAGTGGTGGTGATCTCCTGGCAGCACCAGCTCAAAACGACCGCTCAGCCGGCGTATCTGTTCCAGCACCTCAAGCGTCTGGCGTGACAACGGGACAAGGTGCGGAGTCCCCATCTTGGCTCCTCGGTGCGACCGCTTGACACCCTCAATTGGTGCCCGTTCGCCGGGAATCGTCCACATGCTCCGGGTAAAGTCGAACTCCGACCAGCGAGCAAAACGCAGCTCACTAGAACGAATGAACACCAGTAAAGCGAGGCTTACAGCAAGACAGGTAAGCGGTCGTCCGGTGTCAGCCTCGCAGCGTTGCAACAACTCCGGCAACCGCTCAAGGGGCAAGGCCGGGCGGTGTTTGGTCTTGCGGGTGGCAGTCCCCCCCACCAGATCAAGCGCCGGGTTGTATTCGATGAAATTGCGCTGAACGGCGATTCGCATGATTCCGGCGATGCGCTGACGCAGTCGCCCAACCACATCAAGCGCGCCGCGCTTCTCTACCGTCTTCAGACAGGCCAGCAGGTCGCGGGTTTTCAGGTCGGATACGGGGCGTTTGCCCAGCATGGGGAAAAGATCAACCTCAATCTCTTTCAGCACCCTGACCGCGTGATCCTTCGACCATTTGCCGGCCATGCTGGCGTGCCATTCCAGGGCCAGCGCCTCAAAGGTGTTCCCCGCCTCATTGGCCGCCTCGATCTTTGCTTGCTTAGCGCTCTCGATGGGGTCTTGGCCATGCGCCAGCAACTCGAGTGCATCGGCTCGACGCGCGCGGGCGGCTCTCAGACCGAGAGCCGGGTAGTTGCCGAACGTTGCCAGACCAGGCTTACCGCTTGGCTTTTTATACTTGAAGCGCCAGACCTTGGTGCCGGTGGCCCTTACAAGCAAAAAAAGCCCTTGCCCGTCGAACAGGGTGTAGTCCTTTGCGCGGGGTTTGGCGGCCTCGCATTTGGGGTCAGTAAGGGGGGTTACGGTGCGCGCCATAGGTATACGCCTCGATATCGAACCGATATATACCTAAACGTATACCTAAATCGTGGGGCTGTACAGGAACATACGGGGATATTCAGACACAAAAAAACCGGCTACAAGGCCGGTTTCTCTAGGTTTCAGATGTTTACGGGAACATCTGAAATCATACTATTGGTGCCCGAAGCCGGAATCGAACCGGCACGCCCTTACGAGCGGGGGATTTTAAGTCCAAGAACAATTCCTTATAAATCAGCTAGTTAGATAATATCTCTCACCTCAAAATTACCTTACTGCTCGTCTTGCAGCCCAATAAATACATGAGCTCAAAAAACTTTGCGGCAAGAAATTTTCCCGCTGTTTTCCTAATCACATCCCTTTGGCGAGAAGCGGCCAAAAGCAGCCGGTGGACGGAACGACCATAGTAGCTATGCTTTCTTCAGATCGCTCGCTCCGCTGTCCATGAGCTCGTTAGGTGACACAATGTTCAGCTTTCCTCACATCATTAGACAGCTTTGGATCGCACTGCGGGAGACCGATCATGAGCGAGTGCTGCGTCAACGCAAGGCGCTTGGGTATGATGCTGATGAAGAGCAGTTGGCTTCAACCAGTCCCCCAGCTAAAGCAGGTGAGGACCCATTCTTGGAAGGACTTTCTGCGTTTAAAAAGCAAACTGATTCAGATATTGAAAAGGCCTCTTCGGTTTATGAGCAGAAGCTTAAGTCTGAATTTGGTGAAGACGTGGAACTCCGGGAGAGGTTGACTCGATTCACGCAGGAGCAAGAACTGGATACCGCCTTAATTGCTTTCTGGAATGAAGTGAGGCACTACGCCGCTTGGAGTAAACGCGAGGACTTCCGTAAATGGAATAAGTTGAATCTCACCGATGTCGACGGTTCCAAGATGGGCGCCACAGAGGTTATATCCTTCGTTCACAGCGGCCAGAACTTCACGGTCACAGCGAAAACCTCCCGTGTTTTTAGTAGCCGCCTCATCGAACTTTCTGTTACTGAAAGCACTGATGAGATGTTCAGTATCCAATGCTCCATCGAAGGGGAAGGAGATGAAGAAGATGGTGTATTTTGGGATAAGTATTGTTTTCTAAAGTTGGCCGCCTTTAAGAAACGCGGGCACTGGGCAAGGATGCTGCTTGAGATGCACCGCCTAATCAAGACAGAGCAAAAAAAGACATCAGCCGACTATGACTATCAGGGCGCCGAAGAGATCAAGACTCGTTTCAAGGAGTAAGCAGCAGGGAGTTAACACGCTGGCCACTCCATGTAGTTCGGGCAGTGGGGGCTAGTCGCTCATAGACGAGGCAGGGTAGCTTACGATGGTGAACGACCGCAAAGGGTCGTTATGCGACACACCATCACGACATGGCCCGCTGCCTTTATTAGTTAGGCGCAACATCTAGCCGCAGGTATTAATGCAAAAATTTAGGGGTGATACTTTGAAATACAACAAGACATTAATCTTATCAATTCCTCTATTTATAATGTCAAACGCATACTCATACCCACTGAGTGACACCGACTTTCTAAAAGGCGCGTACTGCTTCCATATGGGGCAGGCACCATTACTATCAGCGGACCTTTCAACCAAAGAAAAAGAGTCTGGACAAAATAAATTCTTCAAAGTTCTTTACGCGAACAATCTTGATTTCCCTGCTGGAAAAGATTATGACGATATTCGAAGTCTATTCATATCATGGGTAACGCCTACATTTAAAAACAAACCCACTTCAGAGGCGCTATCTTGGTACAAAACAAACTGCCTAAAGTAACTGATTTTTATTGGGCTTTGGTTCTTTCTGACTGCGCCCAACGGTTCAAATCGCAGGCTTCGCTCACTGGGACGCGGTTCCCGCACCCCTTAATCTGAACGTTAGGCGCCTCGTAACAGATGCAGTAAGGAGGCTCACTGTGAACAGATGGAACATCCCAGACTGGCTCGAACAAGAAGTGTTGGCGCGAGATACAACCTGTGTTTACTGCGGTGTAGATTTTTTGCTTCCAGCACAAACTCGTGGCACCAAGCCCTCTTGGGAACACATCATCAACGACGCCAGAATCGTTACCCGCGAAAACATCGCCAGGTGCTGCATATCTTGCAATGCGAGCAAAGGAGCCAAGGAACTTAAGGTGTGGCTTCAGTCAAAGTACTGCTGGCGTAAAGGCATACACGAAAAATCTGTTTCTCAGCTTGTACGAAATGCACTATCAAGTCCCAAAACCGATGCAGGCACCTAACCCTTCAATCGAGAGGACGTGCCCCGGCAAGCCGGGGCACGTCTCTCATCTCAAACCTTATCAATGCCTGCAAAGGGTCCGGTGCAGCCCTTGGTGACAGGCAGAAAACGGCCAGAAGCGGCCCCTCGTCCCCATAGGTTCGTGCCGATGATGGATTGGACGTACTAGCCGTAAACACCTAGCAAATAAAGGCCCATTTGGCAGCTGTTCATTTTCGTACCATCCTCCTTCCTCCTGACTTTTTTTGTCCATTTTTTTCATCTTGGTATCTAATTTTGAGTAGTGTTTACAGGCTCCATTTTTTGGCACTGGCGCTGCTATGCTTGGATTTTCCCAAAGGAGTCAATGGAATGTCTGACGAATACTCACTGCCGGATGTACTAGAAAGGATCTATCACAATCAGCTTGCTTTAGAGGCGGCTGTGATGGAGTTGACCTTATGGGTAGAAAAACGAGGTTCAGAAGATACTGGCGGAAATATTCGCGGGGCGTTGCAGACAATTGGTGAAAATGCCGGCCACATCAAACAGGGCTTAGCTCGATTGAAAAAACCAGATATCAACTAAATAACTTAGTACAATCAACTTACTGACTCCAACTTATACTTTTTACTTGAGAATAAAAATTGAAACGAACACGCCACAAAACCGACGTTATCATAGAATCACTTTCACTTAATACATTTTCGATTGAGTGCACGTCCATCCTTCTGACACAGCAGACCAGTGCCGAGACCAGAATCCAATATAGTGGCCCAGGATCAATTTCAAAGGGCGACACTGAAGAGTTCACAATAAAACTTTACTCAACCATCCCAGAACATCTCAGGACATTGCCAGTAAGACTCTCTGGAGAAATGGCAGAACCCTGTGCACTGGGTGAGATAATACAATCCTCAGAGTACTTCAAAATGGAAGCGCTCGCATACAGTGGTGAAATCTGGACAGCCGAAGATGTATGGTTGACCGGCGATATAAATTACAACACATACGGAATGCTTTTAAGTGGCTCAACAAAAAGCATCACGTCCGCCACAAAAAGCAAGCGCGACTGCTACGTCTTGAACATGACATGCCTTCATCAAGGCTTTCGATTTCCGTGCAACTCCTGGACGGAAGACAACCTGGGACGATTTCGAAATAAAAGCGAATTTGAAATAGATTCCATCAAGTGCACACTAACAATTCTGGATGGCAGTTTAAACATCAAGCTTATATCGGAAACCCCTTTCCCTGATAATTTCGACACAGCATTTTTGAATGCCCTTCAAATTTCGACTGGAAAACAACTGAAGCTTATACACAAACTAGACGCTAACCGAAGCGAATCAGTAGTGACCTTGAGCGCAGAATTGAGTACATCCGTTTTCAGTTCTCTCTACTGCCCTCTACCACATATGGCCGCACCTTGGGGTTTACCGGCTTTTTCAGAGCTCATCACAAAGCTGATACCAAAACTTATCGCCCAAGACACGCCACATTTCCTTCAGTACTTTGTGGACATGTTTACAGCATACAGATCTGGTATAGAAGCGTCTGCGCTTGGATTTAGCGTAGCTGTAGAGGGCATGGCGTCTCACTACTTCAAAAAATTCGGCAAACCCGATCCTATCTTCGTAGAAAAATGTCTTGCGGCAATCCCTTTAATTCAAAAAGCTGAAAGTGACGGCCTCATTGAAAGCAATGTAAGAGACAAGCTTGTCGCAAATCTAAACGGAGCTGGAGCCCCAAGCATAAAAAACATCTTATATAAACTCTTCGACAAAACAGTAACGGACCAGTGGGTTGTTATTCGCCATCCCGCAGCTCATGGCACACTGTTAGATAAAGATCTAACACCACAAAAGCTTGTAAGCTGCACACACACCTGCCTTTACATGTACTACGCTTTGTTTTTTGCCCACATAGACTATAAAGGTCAAATCAGGAATTTCTCCCTACCCGACTACCCAATGGCAGACAACGAAGTAATCAAGAATATCGAGAACATTGAACTCAGTGCCTGAGCAGTAAATATCTATTTTCAACATCTCATAATTCCACTCCCCCCTCACATCGCCATCTCGTTATCAGCTTCCCAAGCTGATAACGAGGGTTCGATTTCCTTCACCCGCTCCACTATTTTCAAGGCCTCCAGCGGTGCATAAACGTGACTGCAATCAGTTGGGGGCTGTATTGGGGTCCGTTTGTGTGTTTGCACGTACAAACAGCAGATGGACCCTGGCCTGCACCCTCCCCCTAGGCGCTTCAGGCTTTTCATGTTGACCCATCGGAAAAAGGTTAGGAAGGTTAGTTTTTGACTGACTGCCCTGAAAGCCCTGTGCTGCGCGGCTTTGCGAAGACTGCCGTAGGTTAGGTTTTGGTTAGCATTGGGTTATTTCCTAACCTTTATAGATGTTAAAAAACCAATAAATAAATTCCTTGTAAATCAGTATCTTACATTTTACTAACCTCAGACCTAACCATAACTAACCCTCCAAAGTTAGCCCCCGGGCCCAGTAAATACGGGCTCTCCAGCCACTCCAGCGCTGCCTTTTCAAAAACTAACCCTTTTCCCGAGCCACCTCTCAAAATCGCTGCCTGAGTCCGCTGTGTTGCGTCGTTGCATTTACCTCCACCCGTGCAGGGATCTGCAGGTTTTTTCCGCCTCACATTCGCTCACGCAGCCCCCAGCCTAGGCTGGTTTGAGCCGGGTGCGGAAGTGCAGAAAAAGAGACCCATTTAGCCCGCAGGCGTGGCGGGGGGACGACGGCGCGCGCCAAGTGCCCCCCTGCGGGGTGGCCGCGGCAGAGCTGGGACATCTCGGATTGAAGACGGCGTGGCTATGGCCGATGCGCTACGCTCGCCGGGCCATCACATCACTACAAGGAAGCAAGCAATGACCGAGCAATATGACCCGAAAGACCGCTATGACGTGATCGATCCCGAGGGCATCAAGGTTGGCGAGCTGGAGGGGCTGAACCTGACGCGTAACGATCCGCAGGGCGAGCTGACCCAGTGCCAATTGGTGCGCCAGGAGTAGACCGCCGCGTTACTTGTTACGAACAGAAAGGAACTCCGGCTGGCCCGGTTAATGCCTACACTGAACCATCATCACAAGGAGTAGTTGCTATGCAGATGCATGAAGTGGGGGAAGTGACGCAAGTGGTCGGTGCCACCAATGCCAACAACAAGCTGGCCCAAGGTTGGTTGCTGCTGGCTGTGACGTCGGCCGGGAACGGGAATAACGATGGAGGCTCCTACGTCTGGTATGTCCTGGGCAAGCCCAAGCAAGCGACCCCGGCGCCTTTGGGCTCGTTGGTGGGTAAAGTGGCGATGAAAGAGTAGAGCGCCGCGTTACGAATAACGCCATTTATGTCAAATCGCCCCCCCCACTTTGACCAGGTGCGGGGACCTTTTTTGGTGGGCACGGGCATCCTAACGTTTGATCGACAATATTTTCGGGGGAATAATTTATGGGTGAAGCAAAGCGTCGTAAAGAGCAAGATCCAGACTACGGAAAACCTCGACCTAAAATGCGAGGCTTAATAATAAGCTCCCCAGCCACTGCAAACATTGGCGCCAACATATTTCAAGGTGGCGGGCAACTAGATAAAACAGATCTGCGCGCATCTCTCTTTTATTGGGATAGGCTTATGTGGCCTACGAACAATATAATCCACACGAATGGCGACGATGACACTCAATTTCTTGAATCCGAAGGAATAATGTCTAGGCCGAGAATCGTGGTATCTGGGCAAATGGCGAGCGCAACCGTCAATGCCCAAACTCAGGCATTGATACAAGCAGAAGCTAATGAGCCAGGGATCTGGAGCATTGGAGAGGGCGCCAACTCGATCAGCATCACTGATCGCTGGATGGTGCCGCCCCAAGGTACATGCATTGAGTTGATCAATGCGATTCCACTCCCTGCAGACACGGTGCCGTTGGCGGAGATTCTGGACTTCAAAACCCGGAGGCGTCCGGAGCTGCTTGCCTTCAGATCTTACTTGGAAGAGATGACCCAAGAGATCAATGGTGCGACTGACAGTGTTGACGCTTTGTCGCGAAAACTGAAAGAACTTGATCTTGCGTGCGCGGACCTATTCAAAACCACTAAAGAGTGGCAATTCCCTCTTTATCTTGCAGACCTTAAGGTGTCGATGAACACTGATTTTGCAAAGTCTATAGAGGTGGGAACAAAAGCATGGGGTCAGCTAGACCAGATAGGAATGAATGCAACAGGAAAGATGGTGGGTGCAACTTTAGCTGGCGTATCAAGCCTTTGTTCCGTTAAGCCAGATTTTAAATTCCAAAGCATCAAGCGTTCGACATCACCGTATAAATATTTGTATCTAGCACAGCGAGAGCTGTTCTAGCTCGGATGGAGTCTAAGCATAGGAGCGTTACGGCAGCCGCATGCGCTCTTCAAGCATCACCTTCTCAAGAAAGTGTAAAGCCGCCAGGTTGCCGCCGACGTGCTCCCTCCAAGCTTGATGCGTCGTCTTGTAAAGTTGATCTATCTCGGCAATTACACGACGGTAACGCACAATCTCCAGCACCAGACGGCGGCTTTCAGGGTGCTCGACCCAGATCTGGCGCAACTCGTTCTGGGTGACAGGTTGAAATGGTGGAAGGTCACATTTCATGGCCGGCAAACCACTGTGATTATTTACAGTAGTTTGCCCGGATTAGAGCAACACGGATAGGGCTGCCTGTCGTCTGACTTGCGGTCAGGAATTCAGCAGATTAGATGATTCGGATGGGGCCTCAAACGGCCGAAATCTCACAACCTCCTCCCCCAGCCATTCATTGACCTGCTGTAGGCGCGCTTGCAGAGGCTCCAGCTCGTTCATCGCCCAGATCTGCGCCGCCTCCTTGATCGAACCGAAGCCGCCGGCATTCTGCGGCACGATGCCCATCAATTGGGGTGGGATCCGGAGCGCGGCGAGCATGTCATCGCGGCTGATGTTCTTGATCGAGCCAAACTCATCTTTGGCCGCCACCTCGCTGACCGGTATCAACTGGATGCCGTCTTTCTTTCCACCTGGTGCGTACATGAACAGGTTGCGAAAGTTTCCCGGCCCCTTCGCTGACTTGAGCGCCGAACGCAACGCCGTAACATCGGTTTCGTTCTGAGCCGTATCCGTCATGTACATGATGAAACCGGCATGGCTGCCGTTGTTGTAGTACTTGCGGCGGAACAGGGTGGCGGACTCGTTGAGCAACGCGCTCTGCAATGCGGGCAACCACTCCGGTAAACCGTAAATCTCCTGGTTGATGTCAGCCTCGCGCAGATGGCAGATCGTGCCCTTCTTGAATTCATGCTCATCACGCCAGCCGCGCACCTGGTAGTAGGTCTCCAGATCCGCCCCCCGGCGCATGTATTTACCCAGCGCCGGCTGCAAGCCCAGCGCGGTACCCAGTATGTTTTCGCGCTTTTCCAGGTAGGCATTGCCGCACCACAACCAGTCCAGAGCGAATTGCTCGAAGGTCTGCCGTGACAGCAATTTGTGCGGAATGAAAGTGCGAGCCAACATGTTGCGCTTGAAGTTGAGCCCCGATTGCAGGAACACACTTGCCCTGGATGACTTGGCCAGACCATCCAACGACATCGGCGGTTCGTACCAGCGCCCATTCAGCCAGCACTCCAGGTAGTCGAGGATGCCCCGCTCATCGAGCACCGGGGTCGGATCACCAAAGGTGAAGGCTTCCATGCGTCCGCCAGTGGAGGGCAGCAATTCGCCCTCGACAACGGGTTGGCTCGGTGCCGACAGTTGCCGGGAGTTACCTCGACGTTTGCTCATCAATAAATCTCCATGAACCCGGTATTGACGGCGGTCTGCCCTTCAAGCGGTTCGTTCTGCAGTGCGTGGAATAGCGCCCAAGCCAGGTCGGCATGGCCGGTTTCGTCGTTGCGCCCAGCGGTGTAGGTGAATTGCCGACCGCTGGCGGTGATGGTTTTGCGGATGGCCATCAGCGACTGGGCCATGTCGGTCCAGCCTGCGTCGAATTCGAGCCGCCCCTTGTGAATCACGTCGTAGGCCTTGAGCACCAGGCGGGTTTTCACCTCCGGCGAATAGCTGAAAGTCACCACGTTCGGGAAGAACTGGCGCACCAGCTGCGCCACGCCCGAGCCCATGCCGGTGATGTCGATACCGATGTAGGTCACCCAGTAGCGCATCGTCACCTGGCGAATGGCTTCGGCTTGCGCGGCAAAGTCCATACCCCGGAACTGATGCCGCTCAAGCACGCGGAACTTGCCGCCCGGGACCATTGGCGGCGCCACCACCACCAAGCCCGAACTGTCGCCGGTTTCGGCCGGGTCGTAACCCACCCAGACCTGACGATCAGCAAATGGCCGCGCGGCGAAGGGCTTGTAGTCCTCCGACCATTCCACCCAGCTGTCGACCATGCAAGGCTGCAACACGTTGAGCGGGAAGATGCTCGCGCCGTCGTCGACGAATTGGCACATGAGCAAGTTGGCAAAGGCGTCGGCGTTGTACTCCAGCCGCAGCTCTTCAAGGTCGAACAGATCACAGCCGCGTTGCTCGGCATCCAGGATGGTGACGATCTGGCGCCAGATGCGGTCCTCGCACAGCCGGCCCTGCTGCAGGTTGTCGTGGGACACGTCCAACGTGAGCCGTTGGGCCGCCGGTTTGCCCTTGTTGAAGCGCTCGCCGGTCCAGAAGGTGTAGGCCTCGTGGGCCATGCTCGACGGCGTCGAAAAGTAGGTGCGCCGGTATTGCTTCTGCATCGCCATGCCGCTGGCGACCTTGTTCAGTTCGTTGAACTTGAACGTCCAGAAGAATTCGTCGAAATAGAAATTGCCGTGGTAGCCCTGGGCGGTACGAGCGTTCGTGCCCAAAAAGTGCAGCTCGGCGCCGTTGGCCAGAATGATCGGGTCACCGGTTAACTCGACACCGCACACCTCGCGGGCGAAGCCTTGGATGTAGGCCTTGAAAATGTGGGCCTGATTTTTCGAGGCCGACAAGAAGATCTGATTGCGTCCAGTGACCAGGGCATCGATCAAAGCCTCACGGGCGAAATAGTAGGTCGCACCGATCTGCCGGCTCTTGAGAATGGCCCGGGTGCGCTGGTTGCTGGCCCGGTACCAATCCAACTGATAGCCAAAACAGCCATCCCTGAAGGCCTCGGTCAGCAGCTCGATCTGCGCCTCGTCGAACTCGTTGCGCGCCGCCTTCTTCTTCGGCCCTTCGTTGCGCTTGGCCAGGTTCGGGTTGAGCTCAGTTTCGGTACCACCGTTTTTGTACCGCTCAATCCGGGCCTGGCGCTCCAGCTGGCGGTGCAACAGGTCAATCTCTTTGAAGTCCCCGCCCGACTTCCCCTCTTTGAGAATGAGCTGCACCAATCGCGCTTCCAGCGCCCCGCCAATGCGTTCGACGTTGTCGGCCCGGTCCCACTCGTCGCGGGTCTTCCAGGCGTGAACGGTCTTTTCTTTTTCTCCCAGCATTTCGGCGATCGCGCAGATCCGCAGGCCGGTCCAATACAGGAGTTTGGCCTGGCGGCGATTGTCACGGACGGGAGTGGCTTCGGTGGTAGTCATGGCGGCGATGCTGCCGCCGCGCGCGCGTGAAGGCGTAGCGCCTAGCCTTGTAGCGCCCGGCGGTACAAGTGCGGCCGATTGCTCGGCACGCCGTCACTGCCGACGATGCACCTCAATGCAACTGCACCCAGCAGCACCGCTTTGAGGACTCGCTCAATGAAAAAATTCCGCTCCAAATGGTTCCGCGTCGCCGTCGAAGGCGCCACCACCGATGGCCGCCAGATCGAACGCCAATGGCTGATCGATGCTGCTGAAACCTACAACCCAAACACCTATGCCGCCCGGATCTGGGTGGAGCACTTCCGCAGTGTCCTGCCGGACAGCCCTTTCCGTGCCTACGGTGATGTGCTGGCGGCGAAGACCGAAGAAGTCGAAGTTAATGGCGTGAAAAAGCTGGCGCTGTTCGTGCAGATTGAACCGACCGCCGACCTGATCAGCATGAACAAGGCCCGTCAGAAGCTGTACACCAGCATCGAGATCAATCCGAAGTTTGCCGACACCGGCCGCGCCTATCTGGATGGCTTGGCCGTCACCGATTCCCCGGCCAGCCTTGGCACTGAAATGCTGGCCTTCAGCGCCAAAAACCCTGAATCCTCGCCGCTCAAATCGCGCAAAAGCAAACCGGACAACCTGTTCTCCGAACTGGTGGAGGCACAGCTGGAGTTCGAAGAGGTCGTCGAAACGCCCAGCAAGATCGAGGGCCTGTTCACTCGCGTGACCGAACTACTGGGCAAGAGCAAGGAAAAGGCCAGCAAAGACAACGTCCAGTTCTCTGAATTGAACGATGCAATCGAGGCCTTGGCAGGCCACGCGTCCGAGCAAGCGACGGCTTTCGCCAAGGTGCAGACCTCGCACCAGGAACTGCTGGCCAAGCACGAAAAGCTCAGTAGCGATTTCTCGGCACTGCTGGAGCGGCTCGGCAAAACCCAAGACCACAACCAGACCAACCGCCCGCCAGCCACCGGCGGCGACGGCAGTGTCTTGACCGCCTACTGATTCACGCGGCCGCCCTATTCGCTCTATTCGGAGAACACCATGCGCAACGAAACTCGTCTTGCCTTCAACGGCTTCACCAAGCAGGTCGCCACACTCAACTCGGTCGGCTCCGCGTCGGAAAAATTCACTGTCACCCCGTCCGTTCAGCAGAAGCTGGAGACCGCGATTCAGGAGGCCAGTGGCTTCCTGGCACAAATCAACGTCCTCGGTGTGGACGAACAGGAAGGCGAATCCATCATTTTGGGCGTCGGCTCGACCATTGCCGGTCGCACCAACACCAGCCAGACCGCGCGCTCGCCTCGTGATGTCAGCGCGCTCAACAACGACACCTACAGCTGCAAGAAGACCGACTTCGACACTGCTGTGCCCTATCAACTGCTCGATGCCTGGGCAAAGTTTCCGGACTTCCAGGCACGCCTGTCGAGCGCGATCGTTCAGCGTCAGGCGCTGGACCGGATCATGATCGGCTTCAACGGCACCAGTGCCGCCGCTTCGACTGATCGTGCCGCCAATCCACTGCTGCAAGACGTGAACATCGGGTGGCTGGAGAAATACCGTACCAAGGCCCCGGCCCGCGTGCTGAGCAGCGGCAAGGTCGCCGGCAAGATCACCATTGGCCCGACCGGCGACTACAAAACACTCGACGGTCTGGTCTACGACGCCATCCAGTTGCTGGATCCGTGGCACCGCAAACATCCGGACCTGGTGGTCCTGGTCGACCGCAACCTGCTGCACGCCAAGTTCCTGGCCAACATCGAAGGCGCTGCCAACAACGAAAACGAGCTGGCCGCTGCGCGAATCATCGCCAACGGGACGCTGGGTGGCCTGCCGATCGTCGATGCGCCGTTCTTCATCGATGGCGGCATCCTGATCACCACCCTGAAAAACCTGTCGATCTACTTCCAGATCAGCGGCCGTCGTCGCCTGACCAAGGACGAACCGGAGCGCGATCGCATCGCCGACTACCAGTCGTCGAACGATGCCTACGTGATCGAAGACTTCGGTCTGGGTGCCCTGGTCGAAAACATCGAAGAGGCCGAGTAAGCCATGGCCCTCTCCCTCGCCCAACGTCACCAGCGCCGCGTGCTTGCGGCGCTGGAGGCCGCTGCCACTGCCCCGGCTATCTCGATGGCGGGCGGGACGGCCTACGAAATGCAGCTCGCTCAGCTGTTGCAGGACCGCCTGCGGCTGAAGCAAGTCCAGTCCAACGAGGGCAAGGCCGCGCTCAAGCTCCAGCTGCTGCCAGCCTATGAGCCCTACGTCCAGGGTGTGCTCGAGGCCGGCAACGGCGCCCAGGACGAAGTGCTGACCACCATCATGGTCTGGCGCATCGATGCCGCGGACTACCGCGGAGCACTAGACATCGCAGCCTATGTGTTGCAGCACAACCTGCTGATGCCCGATCGCTTCGAACGCACCACCGGCTGCCTGGTCGCGGAAGAGATCGCCGAAGCAGCGCTCAAGTCGCAGAAAACCGGTGGCGGCTTTGACCTGCCCACCCTGCACCGCACGCTCGAGCTCACCTATGAGCAGGACATGCCCGATGAGGCTCGCGCCAAGCTGTACCTGGCCACCGGTCGCGCCACGGTCGCCGACCTCGATGCCGAGCATCCGGGCCAGCCGGGACAAGTTGAAGCCGGAATCGAGTTGCTCAAACGCGCCATCGAGCTCAACGGCAGCTGCGGCGGGAAGAAGGACCTAGAAGGCGCCGAACGCCTTCTGAAAAAACTCGCTCCCCCCACCGGGAGCTAACCGAGCGTACCCCGCAACCCCGGCGGCCCGGGGCTGATCAGCAGGTTTTCTCCTTTCCTTGCTGTGACGCCTCGGCCACCGCCGACTTAGGGCCGAAACATGAGCGGATTTATTGCCACTGGCAGCACAGCCGAGACCTACGTCATCACCAACGATGGCTTCTGGCCGGACATCGATGGCGCCACGCTTCGCGCCGCCATTCGCCTGGACGGCTCCATCAGTGACGCCCGCCTTGAGGTGGCCGCCGTCAATGCGCTGATCCAGGTCAACCAGGAGCTGCGCGGACTCAAAGCCAGCCATCAGGCCGATGGGCATGCCGTCTTGGCGGACGTGCCGGCCGACCGCATCAATGACGAAAGCTGCCTGGTGCTGCTCTACCGTCGCGCGATCTATTGCACGGCGGCCGCCGAACTGTCCGAGCGGTACCGCAGTTTCGACAGCACCTCCGAAGGCAACCGCAATGCCGACGAGCTCACGCCCTCGATCGATGAATACCGCCGCGACGCGCGCTTCGCGATCCGCGACCTGCTCGGCGTCGGGCATTGCACGGTGGAGCTCATCTGATGGCCGCCATCCATGCCCAACAAGGCGAAACCGTCGATGCCATTTGCTGGCGAATCTACGGCCGTACAGCAGGCGTCACCGAGGCCGTGCTCGAAGCCAATCCCGGGCTGGCCGACCTCGACACGATCCTGCCGCACGGCACCCTGGTGCAGCTGCCGGAGGTGGCCCCCCAAGCAGAACAACGACAGATGGTGAATCTATGGGACTGATTCAACGCTTCGCCTCCCTGGACATTCACCAGCTTCCTACCCTCAACCTCGGACAGCGGAATGATGCGCATGCCTGACAAACCGGACACTTGGGCCTGGCTCGCCACCTGGCTCGAACAAAACTGGCCCGCCCTCTATGCCGGCGGCTTGGCCTTCGTCATCGCGGCGCTGCGGATCATGTATGGCGGTGGCACCCTGCGCCGCGTTGCGCTGGAGGCCCCGTTGTGCGGCGCCCTCGCTTTGGCTGGCAGCCATGGCCTGTCTTTGCTGGGAATTCCTGCCACGACCAGCCCGTTCTTCGGCGGCGTCATTGGGCTGCTCGGCGTTGAAGGCACCCGGGCGCTGGCCAATCAATTCTTCAAGCGCAAGGTGGACCAAGTATGACGACCCTTCGCCATGGCGATCGCAGCCAGGATGTTCGCGTGTTGCAGCAGCGCCTCAATTTGGCCGGCGCCGCCCTGTTCGTGGACGGCTTGTTTGGTGATGCCACCGAGAACGCGGTACGCGCCTATCAATCCAAGATGGGGTTGGTCGCTGACGGTATCGCCGGCTCCAAAACCCTCGCCGCGCTGGCCGGTACTGACTGCTCCGCGCTTCTGCGCCTTGCCACGCTGACGGCGGGGGCTACGCGCCTGGGAGTCGAACTGGCCGCCATCCTCGCCGTGAACGAAGTGGAGAGCCTGGGATCGGGTTTCCTCGACAACGGCAAGCCCAAGATTCTCTACGAGCGGCACATCATGTACCGCCAGCTCGCTTGCCCGCGTACCCCAGAAGACGACGCGGCTGCGCTGCAGGTTCACGCCGATGACTTGGCCACCACTCAACCCAACCTGGTCAACCCGCGTGCCGGGGGGTATGCCGGTGGAACTGCCGAACACCAGCGCCTGGCCCACGCCCGGCTCATCGATGACACCTGCGCACTGGAGTCGGCCAGTTGGGGCGCCTTCCAGATCATGGGCTATCACGCCTTACGCCTTGGCTATTCCAGCGTGCAGGACTTTGCCGCCCGCATGGCCAAGGACGAAAACGAGCAGTTCGAAGCCTTCGTGCGCTTCCTCGAGGCCGATCCGGCACTGCTGAAGGCGCTCAAGGCAAAGAAATGGGCTGTGTTTGCCAAGGGTTACAACGGCCCCGATTACCAACGCAATCTGTACGACATCAAGCTGGAGCGCGCCTATAAACGGCACGCCGCCGGCTGTCCTGTGCCGGAGGCCGCATGATCGATATCGACGCTGTGAAACGCTTGAACGTACAGGACGGCGATCTGCTGGTGGTGCCACCGGACAGCGATCAGCACGACATGGAACTGCTGATCAATGCGCTTTACATCCTAATGCCAGGCCGCAAAGTCATCATCATTCGCGGTCCGGTGCAGCAGCTGGATATCGGCGACATGAACAAGCTCGGCTGGTACCGCGCATGAGCACGCTGCGCCAGGCACTGTATGGCTTCGCCCTGCTCGGCGCTCTGGCGTTGCTGATTTGGGGCCAGGAGCAGCGCATAGCGATCGCCGACAAAAACGCCGAACTGGCAGAAAAAGACCTCAAGGCGGCCCGGGGCGAGGCTGATCAATATCTGGCTACCGCGAACACTCTGCGCGACACGCTGCAACAGGAGCGCGATACGCAGGCCAGTCTGCGCACGCAGCAGGATCAACTGCGCCAGGGCCTGGCCAACCGTGAACGAACGATCGAGGCATTGAAACGTGAGAACTCAGAACTACGGATTTGGGCTGATCAGCCTTTGCCTGATGCTGCTCGCCGGCTGCGCGAGCGCCCCGCCCTCACCGGCGCCGACGCTTATCGTCAGTGGTTGTCCGGCCGTGGTGCCGTGCCGCCTGCCAGCGACCAAACCGGACAGTAACGGCGCCTTGCTCACCGACCAGGATCGCGCTGAGGCCGCTTGGGCGGACTGTGCCGCACAGGTCGATATGGTTTACCAACACCAGGTGCAACATGAACAAGCCCGATAGTCTCCGCGCCCATCTGCTGGCTGCCATACCCGAACTCAAGCACAACCCCGACCGTCTGTTGATCTTCATCGACAACGGCAAGATCCGTTGCACCGGGGCTGCCGGCCTGTCCTTCGAATATGCCTACGACCTGCAGATCATCCTGACCGACTTCGCCGGTCATCCCGACAGCGTGATGCTGCCGCTGCTGGGCTGGCTGCGCGTGAACCAGTCGGAGCTGCTGGTCAACTTGGACAAGTCCGCCGACGGCATCAAGTTCGAAGCCGATGTCATCGACCACAGCAAGGTCGACATGAGCCTGAGCCTGCCGTTGACCGAGCGCGTCATCGTAAAGAAACAGGACGATGGCACCTTCACCGTCAAACATGCGGCCGAGCCGCAGTACACGCCCTACGAGCAGATCGACGGCCCGATCCAGGTGATTGCGGACGGCATACTGCTCGCCGAATGGCAGGCGCCACAACCGACCGATGCCGTGGCGTTGGCCAGTCCGCATCCGCAGCGCCCCGCCAATGAGTGATCTGCAAGCCCTGGAGGACTGGGCCGGCCTGCTGCTGCACCGTATAGAGCCGGCAGCCCGCACGTCCTTGGCCAGGACTATCGCGCAGCAGCTGCGTCGCAGTCAGCAACAGCGGGTCACCGCCCAACGCAACCCGGACGGCAGCCAATACGTCCCGCGAAAGCAGCGCGACCTGCGCGGCAAACAAGGCCGCATCCAGCGCAAGCTGAAGATGTTCCGCAAGCTGCGCACTGCGAGTTACCTGAAAGCCCGGGGCGACAGCAATCTGGTCAGCGTCGGTTTCACCGGGCGGATTGCCCGCATCGCCCGCGTGCACCAGTACGGTCTGAAGGACCGGGCGGAACGGGGCGCCCCAGATGTGCGCTACGAGCAGCGGGAAGTGCTGGGCTTCACAGATGCAGATCTCGAATTGATTCGAGACACCCTGCTGACCCATCTAACGTTTTAGGACTTGCGGCTTTCATGCTGAGTTAAAATTTGTTTCGCTACGCCGTCGTAACCAGGAAATATCCTTGAAGGATTGTACCCAAGCTGATCAAGAATCACGCACCCCCTAGTTGCTTCAGAACAAGGGACAATGAATTTTTTAAACACAGGAAAGCCTTCCTCATACTCAAGCATTTCAAACACTCGTTCATCCAAAGTTCGCCTATCTGTAAGAGCCACCTTCTGCTGTTGAAACATCGCCGCAACTTCCACCATCGAAGGGCTAACCTCTGACCACAAAGTAAACAACCCTCTTTGAGCATTCAAATTTGGATTCCCCGAATAATGTGGAGTAATAAACTCAACACCAACTTGCTTCACACTCCCCTTAAGAGATGACAAATACTCCTTATTCAACGCCCAAATTACCAAGTTACCATCTTTTCCAGCTGCACCTTTAAAAGCAAAATAAAGCGCAACGAAAATATCGTACGTCCAATCTAAAAGTCGGGTTGGAATGCCATAATGCTGAGCTAATGCCGCAACCTCGTGCAGATCCCGCGGAATCCAGATGTCTTGTTGGTGACTGTGAACCAAACCTAAGAACTCATACTCTTGCGCAAGATTTGACCTCATCCGTTCAGATATCGGAACTTGCAACCCTCTCTGATCCGCTAACCTATAAAACGAGCGAAGCAAATTATACTCTGCTCTAATCTGCCAAAAGCTCATTTCCCATTGATCACCAATAGGTTTACCCCCACAAACACTCCAAAAATCATCTGCGCTTTCAGCACGGAGTGCTGTTGGGGTCAGCTGATATGACTCTTGTGAGTGACCACGAAATATAAATCCTTCCAACACAGGACTTTCACCCCACGGTGAAAGATAATCAAACAGCTCATCAGCAGAACTAAATTTCTGAACTTCTATTTTCTCGCCCACAACCACCCCCCAACGTTGGCAATCAGAAAAAACACTCTCGAATTACGCATTACATGAAATTCATTTGGATACTGCCCTGTAAAATTCCTGCCTACAAGTGCCAGAAGATGCCCTCCCGCACGCGTGGCGCCACCATCGGCGGCATGACCCATATCGCCGCCCTCACCCGCCTGCTGGAAAATCTCATCCGCTTCGGCACCATTGCCGAAGTCCAGATGCAGCCGCCGCGCGTGCGCGTTAAAACCGGCGATCTGCTCACCGCCTGGCTGCCATGGATCGCCCTGCGCGCTGGCCTGGACAAGGACTGGGACCCACCCACTGAAAACGAGCAGGTCATTCTGTTCAGTCCGTCCGGGCAGCTTGCCAATGGCATGGCCCTCACCGGGATTTTCAGTGACGAGCATGCAGCCAATGGTGACCGTGCCGGCCTGCACCGCCGCACCTACCGCGACGGTGCCGTCATCGAATACGACAGCGTTGCCCATCACCTGCGCGCAGTCCTGCCCGAAGCCGGTACCACTGAGCTGATCAGTCAGGGGGGCATTCACATCGTCGGCCCGATCACCCATGAGGGCGACTACACCCAAACCGGCAATCAGAACGTCACCGGAAAGGTCACCGTCTCGGTAGATGTCGTCGCAGCCGGTATCAGCCTGGTCAAACACCTGCACGGCGGGGTGATGTCCGGCGGCGGCAAAACGGGAAAACCGGAATGAACAGAGAAACCGGCGGCGCCATCAATGACCAGGACAGCATCATCCAGTCCATTGCCGACATCCTGACCACGCGCATTGGCACCCGCGTGATGCGCCGCGAGTACGGCAGTTTGTTGCCCGAGCTGGTCGACCACCCCTTCAACGATGCCACGCGCCTGCGCGTGTATGCCGCCACTGCCATGGCCTTGCTGCGCTGGGAACCGCGGATCAGCCTCAGCCGTGTGCAGTTCAGCGGCGTCAGCCTACAGGGACGGGTCGTATTGGAACTGGAAGGCACCGAAGTCGACAGCAACCAGCAACACAACCTGAGTATTCCGCTGCAACTGGGGGCTAGCGTATGAACACTTTTGTCCCGATCGACCTCAGTCAGCTCCCAGCGCCACAAATCGTTGAGCAGATTGACTACGAACTGATCCTGGCCGAGCGCAAGGCCTATGCCGTCAGCCTTTGGCCGGTGGAAGAGCAAGCAAAAATCGCCGCCCGCCTCGAGCTGGAGTCAGAGCCACTGACCAAGCTGCTCGAGGAGAACGCCTACCGCGAAACCATCTGGCGCCAGCGCGTCAACGAAGGTGCCGTGGCCAACATGCTTGCCCTCGCCCAGGGCGCCGATCTGGAGAACCTGGCCGCCAACTACAACGTCGAACGCCTCGTGGTGCAGGTCGGCAACCCCACTGCCGTACCGCCGATCCCCGAAGTTCTGGAGAGCTACGAGAGCTTGCGCGAGCGTGCCCAGATGGCCTGGGAAGGCCTCAGCACCGCCGGCCCCCGCAACAGCTACATCTTTCACGCCCGCGCCGCCGATGGCCGCGTGGCCGATGCCACGGCGGAAAGCCCAAGCCCCGCCGTAGTAGTCGTCACCGTGCAATCCCTCTTGGGCAATGGCAGCGCGGATGCGAATCTCCTCAGCATCGTCGACGCCTACCTCAGCGACGACGATCGCCGCCCGGTGGCGGATCGCCTGACCGTGCAGAGCGCGGTCATCCTGCCGTACCAAGTCAACGCTCGCTTGTACCTGAAAACCAATGGCCCCGAGTCCGAGCCGATCCTGGCCGCCGCCAACCAACGCCTGCTGGCCTATGTGAATCAACGCCGTCGCCTGGCCATGGAGGTTTCCGAGTCTGCCATCCACGCCGCGCTGCACGTTGAAGGGGTGCGCAAGGTTGAGCTGGACGGCTGGGTCGATATCACCGCAACGCCCTACCAAGCTCCGTACTGCACCGGGATTACCCTCACGCTGGGGGTTGAGTAATGGGCGCCGTGTCGTTGTTACCGCGCAATGGCAGCCAGTTGGAACGCCTGGCTGCCATTGCATTGGCACAAATTCAGCGCACCCCCATTCCGCTGCGCCTGCTTTGGAACCCCATGCAGTGCCCGGTGGAGTTTCTGCCGTATCTGGCCTGGGCCTTTTCCGTGGATCGCTGGGACAGCAAGTGGACGGAAGCCACCAAGCGTGCCCACATTCGTGCGTCGTATTACATCCATTCCCGCAAGGGCACCATCGGCGCCCTGCGCCGCGTCGTGGAGCCATTGGGTTATCTGATCGAGGTGATGGAGTGGTGGCAGACCATCCCCGAAGGGGTGCCCGGGACCTTTGCCCTGAAGGTCGGGGTGCTGGAAACCGGTATCACCGATGAGATGTACCAGGAACTGACGTTCCTCATCGATGACGCCAAACCACGAAGCCGGCACCTGACAGGCCTGGCTATCAGCCTCGAAACCACCGGTGGCCTTTACATAGGCGCCGCGATCTACGAGGGCGACGAAATCACCGTGTACCCGCCCACTCAGCGCGACATCGAAGTTACCGGCGTCGTTGGCCGGGGCGGCCGCGACCACACCATCGACACTCTGGATGTATTCCCATGATCGACCAGACCTCTCAGTTTTTCGCCATCCTCACCAACATCGGCACCGCCAAGCAGGCCAACGCCGATGCCCTGGGCATCGCCTGGAAGATCACCCAGATGGGTGTCGGCGATGCCAATGGAACGGACCCCATTCCGTCAGCAGCGCAGACCGCACTAATCAATGAGCGTCGGCGTGCCCCGCTCAATCAGCTCAAGGTCGACCCCACCAACAGCGCAATCATCGTTGCCGAACAGGTCATCCCAGAGGACGTGGGTGGCTGGTGGATTCGTGAAATCGGCTTGTATGACGCCGACGGCGACCTGGTCGCCATCGCCAACTGCGCCCCGTCATTCAAGCCGCTGCTGACACAAGGCTCTGGCCGCACGCAGGTCGTGCGGATGAATATGATCGTCAGCAACTCCAGCAACGTCGAACTGAAGATCGATCCGAGCGTGGTGCTGGCCACCCGGGCCTATGTCGATGCCAAGGTGCAGGAGGAAATCTACAAGCTCGACAGCAAACAGTCGGTGAAGGTGGCCACCACGGCCAACATCGCGCTGACCGGCCTTCAGAGCCTTGACGGTATCGCCCTAGTCGCGGGCGATCGGGTGCTGGTGAAAAACCAGACCTTGGCCAAAGACAACGGCCTGTACGTCGCGGCCGCCGGTGCGTGGGCGCGCGCCGCGGATGCCGATGGCAGTCCCGAGGTCACGTCGACGTTGCTGATGTCGGTCGAGCAAGGCACCACACAGGCGGACACCAGCTGGCAGTTGGTCACCGATGGCGCGATTATCCTGGGCACCACAGCCTTGACGTTCCAGAACATCACTCAGGGATTTGCGCCGCTGGCCAGCCCTTCCTTCAGTGGTAACCCGACGGCGCCAACAGCTACGGCAGGTGATAACGACACGTCCATCGCCAACACGGCCTTCGTGCAGTACGCGGTCAAGGGTGTCGCCAGCATCGCCTTAAACGCCACCGGCGATACCGTGGTAACCGTGGCCCAGGCCGGGGCCGGCATCTTGAACTTTACCGGCGCCCTGACGGGTAACGTCACCGTAACCCTGCCGGCCGGCGTCACCGGCAGGTGGTTGGTGTTCAACAGCACCTCGGGCGCGTTCACCGTCACCGTGCGCAACCCGACCGGGGCTTCGGTGGTCGTGACCCAGTCGAGGACCGCCGAGCTGTACGCCAACGGCTCGCTGGTGGTGTTTGCCAACACTGAGCTGAGCAACGTGCTTTTGTCTGGTGTCCCCACCGCACCGACTGCGGCACTGGGCACCAACACCACGCAGATTGCCACTATGGCCGCGCTGCAAGCGGCGATCAACAACCTGATCAGCTCGGCGCCGGGTGCACTGGACACGCTGAACGAACTGGCGGCAGCGCTGGGCAGTGATCCGAACTTTGCCACGACCATGACCAACCTGCTGGCGGCCAAGGCGCCGCTGGCCTCGCCAGCTTTGACCGGCAACCCAATAGGGCCGACGCCGGCGCAATTCGACAACGACGCGTCTTTAGCCACGACGGCCTTCGTACAGACCGCACTGGGCAATAAAAGAATAGCTACGTCCATCACGGCCGGCCGCGCCATCACGCTCGCAGATTTCGGTGGTGAGTTCGTGGTTTCAGCTGCGTCAGCCGTAACGCTGACCCTTCCCAACGCCGCCACCGTGGCAAACGGCGCAAGCATTCGCCTCGTTAACCTCGGAGTCGGGACATGCACGCTCGCGCGAACAGGGGCTGATACCTTTATCGGTGCCTTCAATTCAGGCGGCGCCGCGACGAGTGTTTCGCTCTTGCCGAACGATGATGTAACGGTCACGCAGTACGGCGGCCTCTGGTTGGTGATTGGTAGTGGCGCTGGTCTCACTAACACCAGTGGGACTAGCGGCTTCCGCTATATCGGCGGTGGACTGTTCGAGCAATGGGGTGAGGTGGTCGGCGCAGCGAACCCGGCCAATGGACGCTGGGAGTTCGATGTTGTGTTCCCGACAGCCTTTCCTACCCAATGTCTGTCGGTTGTGGCTTGCGCTGGCATCAGCACCACGGATCTGGATGCCAGTGACGGGGCTGGCGGCACCTACCGGGCGAACAAGACCAATTGGCAGGTCGGCATCCCACTCCCGAACAAGTTTGAGGCGACCGTCTGGTACACCGATGTCCCGAACAACGTCCGTCACTTCTCTTGGCGCGCCATCGGTAAGTAACTTCATAGAGGAAAGTCCATGACCATTTACTACTCAAGTAACCCACGCGGCTTTTACGATGACCGTCTGCATGGTGAAAACATTCCCGAAGGGGCTAAGCAGATCACGTCGGAACGGCATCACGAGCTACTCGAAGGGCAGTCGCAGGGGAAAATCATTCGGGAGGATGCCGACGGTTACCCGGTGCTGATTGAACCGCCACCGCTGACTCCGGAGGAAGTCGCCGCGATCGAACGCAACTGGCGTGACGCCAAACTGGCCGCCACGGACGGAGATGTAACCCGGCACCGTGACGAGCTGGAGGAAGGTAGTACGACCACGGTCAGCGCCGAGCAATACACCGCCTTGCAGGCCTACCGTCGGCAATTGCGCGACTGGCCGCAAGGCGAAGAGTTTCCCTTGGCAGATCACCGCCCGGTAGCACCTACTTGGTTTACTGAGTGACTGAAGAATCAACTGCAAACCTGTAGCGCCAGTCGCTACAACTCCCCCCGCTCGCTCATCCAGCGCGCGCGCGGCAGCCTGTGCAGTGTCTTTCCACCACTGCGCAGGCAAACACCATGGCCG